TGTTATAAGAAGCAAGGACGGTAGAAAGTTTGGATTAAGTCCAATACCAGATAAAGTTTATAGGGTGTGGTTTTTTGCTTGGGATTTACCTACAGCATTAGACGCACACGGAGATGCAATAGTATTTCCTGATATGTATAGTTCAGTATTATTAGCACGAGCTAGATATTATATGCATCAATTTAAAGATAATCCACAATCAGCAGCTTTTGCATTAGACGATTATAAAAAAGGATTAAGAAAAATGAGATCTAATTTAATGAATCCTGCGCCTAAATACATGTCAACGGATCATATATAATGAGTTCACAACCTTTTGCATTAGCATGTCAAGGTGGCTTAAATAAAGTATCAAGCCAGTTTGAACTATTAAGATCTCCGGGAGAAGCTACAAAATTAACAAATTTTGAAGTTTCTACAAACGGGGGATATAGAAGAATAAATGGGTATACACAGTTTGGAGATGGCACAAGACCAAACAGTGCAAACTCTATTAAAGGTTTGCAAGTATATGCAGATGGTTTGATTGCTGCTTCAGGAACAAATATATATTTTAGTCAGAATGGAAACAGTTGGTTACAGATAAATAAAGACAGCGTATCAGGAAGTGGAGACAACTACAGTACGTTTACAGGTAGAAGCACATTAGCTAGAACTTCACAGGACCAAGCATCTTTTGCAATATATGAAGGTGATACTGATTATGGAGAACTTATAATAACTGATAGAAGTTCTGCAACTAAACCTTTATATTTTAAAATGACAGGAACAGATTCGGCATTAAGTAGTCGAACTTATTTTACTAAAGAAATTACAGTTAGCGGAAGTGTTTATCCTAAATATTGTGTAATTCATGATAGACATTTAGTAGTAGGAGGAGCAGCAACAGCACCAAACACTATATTTTATAGTGGAACAGATGATATAGATGACTTTTCATCTACAGGTTCTGGAAGTATAGTATTAGATGATCAAGTAGTAGGTTTAAGATCTTTTCGTGATGATCTAATTATATTTTGTAAAAATAGTATTTATAAATTAGTAAATATAAACAGCTCGTCTACTATTGCAGTACAACCAATAACACAAAACATAGGTTGTTTAGATGGTGATAGTATTCAAGAGATTGGTGGGCAGCTTTTGTTTTTAGCGCCGGACGGTATAAGAACAGTTGCAGGTACAGCAAGAATTGGTGACGTTGAGCTTGGCTCTTTAAGTAGAAAAATACAACCTATTGTAGGAGACATTGCAGATAACATTGCTGATTATAAAATAAACAGTACTGTAATACGAAGCAAATCTCAGTACCGTTTATTTTACGGAAGTTCTGGTATAGCTACAGGTGTTTCAGAAGGAATCATAGGAACATTTAGAATTACACCAGAAGGCGGTGCAAGGTTTGAGTGGTCTGAAACAAAAGGGATACAAGGCAGTGGAGGCTTTACTTCTGGTTTTGATTCAACAGGAACAGAAAAGCTTTATCATGGAGATTATGCAGGTTATATTTATAATCATGATACGGGAGATGAGTTTAATCCAGCAGGCACGGCATCAAATATAGACGCTGAATATGAAACACCAAGTATAGATTTTGGAGATTTAGGAGTATTAAAAACTTTAAAGTATGTTAAGTTATCAGTTAAACCAGAAGGATCAGTACAGCCTTCTTTAAAAGTTGTTTATGATTATGATGATTCAACTATACCACAGCCTGCTGCTTATACTTTAAGTAGTATACCTACACCTGCAATTTTTGGAACAGGAGCATTTAATGCAGTTACATTTGGAGCAGCACCTAATCCAATGACTAGGCAAACAGTAGAAGGAAGTGGAAACACTGCTTTTTTAAGATTATTTAGTGATGATCAAAACGGACCATATACAGTAAATGGAATATATATAGACTACGAACCTTCAGGGAGAAATTAAAAGATGGCACAGAGTTATACAAGACAAAGTAGTTTTAGTGATGGAGATACCATTACTGCTGCATTGTTTAACAATGAATACAACCAATTAGTAAATGCATTTACATATAGTTCTAGTAGTGCATCAAGTACTGGACATAGGCATGATGGTACAGCAGGACATGGTGGTAATATACACACTATAGGAGATTTAGATTTCCTTAATAAGATTGTTGCAGACAGTACAAATAATCGTTGGGGAGTATTTGTAGAAGTTTCTAGTGCAGCAGTTGAGCAGATTAGAATACAAGATGGAGCTATTGTTCCAGTTACAGATAATGATATTGATTTAGGAACAAGCTCTTTAGAATTTAAAGATGCTTACTTTGATGGTACAATTACCACAGATTTATTAACAGTTTCAGGAACAACTAATCTTGACGGTGCTATTCAAGTAGATAATACTATAACTGTTGGTGTAGACGATACTGGTTACGATGTTAAATTCTTTGGCGACACAGCTAGTGCTTACATGTTATGGGATACATCTACTGATGATTTAGTATTAGCAGGTGCTGCAGGTCTAGATGTTGCAGGAGATATAGATGTTGATGGAACTTCTAACTTAGACAATACAGATATAGACGGAACACTTGCAGTAGATGGAACAACTATTTCACTAGATGCAACAACATCATTAAATATAGACAACTCTAATACTTCTAACGGTATTACTATTGGTACTGCAACTTCTGGTGTTCCAATTTCAATAGGTCACACAACTTCTGAAGTAACAGTAAACGATAATCTTACAGTAACAGGAACACTTACACTTGGTTCAGGTGCAGAATTAACAGAAGCTGAACTAGAAATGCTTGACGGAATTACAGCAGGAACTGTTGCAGCTTCTAAAGCAGTAGTCGTAGATTCAAATAAAGATGCAGCTTCTTTTAGAAATATTACACTTACAGGTGAACTTGATGCAGCTACACTTGACATAAGTGGAGATGCTGATATTGATGGTACAACTAATCTAGATGTAGTAGATATAGACGGTGCAGTTGATATGGCTACTACACTTACTGTAGCAGGTAACGTAGACTTTAACGGAGATTTAGACGTAGATGGTACAACTAACTTAGATGTTGTAGACATTGACGGAGCTGTTGACATGGCTACAACTCTTGCAGTTGCAGGCAATGTAGACTTTAACGGAGATTTAGATGTAGACGGTACTACTAACCTTGATGTCGTGGACATTGATGGTGCAGTTGATATGGCTTCTACACTGGCAGTTGCAGGTGTTTTAACAGGAGCCTCTTTAGATATTAGTGGCGATATAGACATAGACGGTACTTCAAACTTAGACATAGTTGATATTGATGGTGCTGTTGACATGGCTACAACTCTTACAGTTGGTGGTGAAATAACAGCAGCTAGTCTAGATATATCAGGAAATGTAGATATAGATGGTACTCTTGAAACAGATGCACTTACTATTGATGGTACTACACTCGCAGAAACAATTAGTGATACTGTTGGAGCTATGGTTGGCTCTAATACTGAAACTGGTATTACTGTTACTTACGAAGATGGAGACAACACACTAGACTTTGTAATCGGTACACTTAACCAAGATACTACAGGAACAGCAGACAATATTACAGTCTCTGCAAATAATAGCACAGACGAAACTGTATATCCTATATTTGTAGATGGAGCTACAGGTTCTCAAGGAGCAGAGTCTGATACAGGACTTAATTATAATCCTAGTACAGGAATGTTGACCACTACAGGAGTTACTGCAACATTTACAGGTAATATAACAGGTAATGTAACAGGTAATACAAGTGGTACAGCAGCTACAGTAACAGGAGCAGCACAATCAAACATTACAAGTCTTGGAACGCTTACAACACTTACTGTTGATAATGTAATAGTTAATGGTACAACAATAGGACATACATCAGATACTGATTTAATAACACTAGCCGATGGAAATGTCACGATTGCAGGTGAACTTGATTTAACTACTTTAGATGTATCAGGCAATGCAGACATTGACGGTACTCTTGAAGCCGATGCAATTACTGTTGGTGGTTCAACTTTAGCAAGTGTTATTGCAGGAACTACAGTAGCAAATGCAACATTGGCTGCTACAACTACAGTTACAGACAGCACAGCAAACACTAATTTCCCTGTAGTCTTTCACGATGAATCAAATGCATTGTTAGACGATACAGGAGCTTTAAGATATAATCCAAGCACAGGAGAACTA